GAAGTATGGGAAATTATTCTACACTATACTGGAAAACATATTCACTTAGGTAATCCAAAAATGGTAATATATTTAGAAAAACGTTTTGAAATATTCCGAAACATCATCGGTCAAGGACAATATATTTCGGAATTACAATTAAGAAATCACCCTATTATACGTAAATTATTCGCCGAAGTAGTGTCGGTTCTCACTCTATCGAATAAAAAGCATAGTTTTGAACCAATAAAAATAAATCGTGTAGAAGAATATGATATTACTCAAATGACGGAACGATTAAAAGCACCAAATGTCAAATATGTTGAAGATATATTCAAACCAAAAGACCCCAAAGAATTATTCATCGCTATCAACGAATTCGCATATAATATATCATCCGACAAGCATAATATGCTTAATGCTTGTTATTGGATTGAATGGATGGTCGATTTTGAACTAATATGTAAAAAACGTAAAGAACCATGTCATTGCGAACATCGAAATTATATACCAGTTGATAAAAAATTCCAAAAAGATGTTGTATGGTTAGTATGGGACGCATTATTTCACTATTGTAGTATTTTAAACAATCAATTCATTATTGCTATCATGAAATCCATACATGAATTATTTTGTATAAAATATACCACGGCTGCCGCTAAAAAACGCAGATATTTACTTTATTTTGCGGTTGCTCTTTTAACTGAACCAGTTGACAATTCAATAGAACTTATGTCGAATAAACCAATGGTTCAATCGGTGGTTGATAAGATAAATCTAATATACAAACAAATTAAAAAGAACGAACAGAGTCCAAATACGGATTATCTTTTCGCCAATTTAGAAAAAGAAAATGCTTTTGAACAATCTATGCGAAAAATGGAATTAGTCAATTCAATGGATATTTTCAACAATAATACATAATCAAAATATTCATCTATATTATTTTTTCTAATGGTTCTCTATATATTAAAAATATAAATATGGATTTACAAATGATTGGTGGAGGCGAAAGCGATATTACAAAAAAAACTTTTCTTTCTCACGTATTCTCTACTACTGAAGAGGGCAAAGCAGAAGTTTTGAATATTTTACAATATGCTTTAATGGCTATGGTTCCTGTTATTATTTTAAACAAATCAATTCAAAGATTTGTTCCCGAGGCCGACCCTGATAAATCTAGTCTAGAACTTTTAGTCGAAATATTCATACAAGTTGTAGTAATTTTCGCTGGCATTATTATTATTCATCGTGTTATTACCTATATTCCTACTTATAGTGGTTTCAAATATGAAAATCTTACATTAACTAACGTCATTTTAGGATTTTTAATAATTGTATTGAGTATCCAATCGAAATTAGGCATTAAAGTCAATATTTTAGTCGACCGTATCAACGAACTATGGAATGGTTCTAGTGCTAACAAAAAAGAAAACGTAAAACAAGGTGTTCGAGTTAGCCAACCTGTTTCTAGACATAGTCCTAGTCAAGCCGATTATTTAGACAATAATATGGTACAACAAGGTGCTTTCCCACCAGCACCTGTAGCCACTACTCGTCAAAATAGTGTAATGGAATCATATGACCATATGATGCCTGGTAGGGGTGTTGGAAATGACTTTGGTATGATGTCAATGGGTCCAATGGCTGCTAATGGTGTTCTCGGCGGTTCATTTGGTTCTGCGTTCTAGATTTTTCGATTTTGTATTTTTTATTTTATTATATTATATGAAATATAATAAAACACTAACATTGATAATTTCGTTTATACCTTTTATTATTATTATTTTATACTATACATTTAGATATTATTTACGTACAGAATATAAATTGAACGTTAATCACGAAACCTTATTAATTACTGTTCTAATTACTAGTTTTTTCTGGGTGTATGGTTTTTATCCGATTTTGAATAAATTTTTTAGCAAAAGAACAAAATAACAAAACTAACCAAATAATTAATTGGTTTCAATAATGGGCTTCCCACCAGTATCTAATGTCATGAATACATAATATTGTGTTATTTATTATTTTTTGATGGTTTTTCGGTGTTTGTTTTTTCGTGTGCGTTTAGTACGTCTGTTTTTACGTGAACGCATCTTTTTTGATAAACCACCCCATTTCCCATATTGTTCCAATTTTTTCAAATCAGAAACTATTTGGGGTCCATGAGGTGGTGATATTACTTTTGTGCCATCTGTATAAATAGCATTTTGAGCACGATTGAATAATGCTTCCTCCCGTTGGTCTATCCTAAACTTGTTGAAATCACCCGGATTATATGAATTTTCTTGTCTTTGGTTTTTGGGATAATTACCAGAATCAATTCTTTCCGCATTATAAGATTCATTTATTTTAACTTCTTTTTTTGGAGGTGTTAAACCATTCATTATAATTATATATATTATCTAAACATAATTTTTTTTCATCATATGCCTATCCAAATACTTCTTGGATTGACCCAATATACCATTCTATTCTCCATTTTTCGTTCTCGAATTCTCTTTTTAAAATCGTATTTTGAGAACATAGGTTCTCGATATGTTGTAAAATTTGCTTACATTCTATTGGTTTTTCATAATACGTTGAAATAAAATAATCAAATAATATATTTATATACATATTTGGAATAACATAGATATTATGTGACTCGATTTCTCGTAATAGTGTTTTACAACAATCACGCGCTTCTTTATAATATTCAAAATTCAGATAATTTTTCAAAATAAAATAATAAATATAATGAATATTACGGGTAGGTCTTATAAAATTATTCCATATTTGTCCATAATCTCCATAACTACGATATATATCATCATAGAATTCATCGAGAACTTCCAAATAAAACATTTCCTCTCCATGCCCATAGCCATTTTGAGTGGTTTCTATAAAAATCTCTTTTATTCGGTTCAAAATTGGCCTTCCGATGGTTTCACTACATGTGAAAAAACCACCACATACTACCCATTGATATTTACTATAATATTCTCGTTTGTTCTCGAGTTTTTTATATTTTTTATCACAAACATTGAGAACCTGAATATGAAATTTATCTGTAATATTCGACAATATCCAAGGTAACATGTTCTGTTCATAGTTCTCGCATATCTTGATAGTTTCTTTTCCTAAAAAACTATCCACCCAACCAAACTTTGTTGTATTGAATGGATTTATATTCATTGTATTCAATACAAAATCGAATTTATTACAAGTTATTAAATGTGACTCCGGAGTTGTTCTCGAATCCTTTGATGGGAAATAATGTTCTCGATTTTTGGTTACTTTTTCCAAATATTGAAATGACCATAAGTGTTCCTTCTCGATTTCTATGAAAACTGATATATTCACCAAACCATGTTGTTCTCGTTGTTTTTTCAATAATGGTATTGTCTTTTTGTCTCCATAAATTACCAAATATACAGGTATTGTCAATAACGCCTGTGTAGAAACTATCGTTTCTTCCAATGTTCTTGTATTCTCATGTTCTCGATATACACAAAAACATGCGGTTGAAAGAGTACAATCGGGTATCATCGATTAATTTATTTATGATAATATATATTTTGAATAATTATAATAAACAAAACTTTTTATATTTTATTATAATGGAAAACATTATTGATAATACTGAGAACTTCGAGAACCACGAAGAAAACCAATACCTACAATTAATCCGTGATATATTAGAAAAAGGTTCTCTTGAAACCGGCCGAAATGGTGCCACAAAATCGATTTTTGGTTATTCTATGAGGTTCTCATTAAAAGATGGAAATTTACCATTATTAACTACAAAACGCGTTGCGTGGAAAACATGTTTCAATGAACTAATGTGGTTTATTCGCGGTAAAACGGATAATACATTATTGAATGACCAAAATGTCCATATCTGGGACGCGAACGCATCCAGAGAATTTTTGGATAGTCGAGGATTACATAATAACGAGGTAAATGATTTGGGACCTGTATATGGCCACCAATGGAGACATTTCAACGCACCATATACAAATTATCATGATGATTATGAGGGAAAAGGGATTGACCAATTACAAAATATTATCAATGAATTAAAAAGTGATGAAGGTAAAACTTCCAGACGTTTGATAATATCCGCTTGGAATCCATGTCAAATAGACCAAATGGCCCTTCCACCATGCCATATTTTATGCCAATTTAATGTCAGAGATAAAAAATATCTATCATGCGCATTATATCAACGTAGTGGTGATGTCGGGTTAGGTGTTCCATTCAATATCGCGTCTTATTCTTTCTTAACACATATTCTAGCGAAACATTGTGATTTAGAGGCGGAGGATTTTGTTTATTTCTTAGGAAATGCCCATATATACGAGGATCATATTGATACTTTACGCTTACAAATTCAAAAAACTCCTTTTCCATTTCCTAAGATAAATATAAAGCAGAAATACGAAAATATTAATTATTATAATGTTACGGATATCGAGTGGATTTCTCCATATAAATCACATGAAAAATTAAAGATGGAAATGACGGCATAAATATATTTACGTTTATAATTATTTAGAGATTTCAATAATTATAATATATTATTGTTTCTATTATGAGTCAATCAAACGCAGCAGCTATTAAACGTAGAGCAAATCCACAACCATCGGTTCAACAACAAAGAAATATACAACCGAATCAACAGCAACAAAAACAACAACAACAACAACAACAAATGAATGGTTCTTCTACTAATGTAAATACCCCTGGACTTACACTCCCTCAAGTAATTGCCCTAATCGATAGAAGATTGAATAATTTAGAAACATTTGTAAAAGAATCCAAAGAAAATCAAAATCAAGTCAAATTTGAGAACAACATACAAACCCCTTCTGAAAATTCATTACCTGAAAATGCTTTTGACCAACTAGTTGAAGAATTCAGTCATCGTTTTGAAGTTTTAGCTGAAGAATTATCCATTTTGAAAGATACTATTCTTAAATTACAAACATATACAATGGACGTCAATAAAGCATTATTAGAAGAAAGAATTCAAATTTTTTCAGATTTAGGTACAACCCAACAATCAAATGATGAATTAAATATCGAAATGGAACAACTTGAAACTATTGATATATCAGAAAACGATAATGAATCCGATATTTTTCTTAGTCAAGAAAAAGATGAATTAAAAAATTTAGTAAAATCTGGTTTTAGTGACCTATAAAAATCAACAAAATAAATTAATATTATAAAAAAAATATAAAATCATATTTTAATTACTCTAATAGATAATTAAAATATAAAATGGAAAGAAATAATGAAACAGAACTTATAAATAAAATTAATACTTTACGAAATCAATATTATTCTGATTCTGGTAAAAATGTTTTTTTTAAAAATAAACAAAAAATAGAATGTGCTACTACTATTTGTAATTCTATTGGATTAGAACAAATCATAGATAAAACAGCATATTGTATTCCAAATTCAAATAAGGTGTTTTTTGACTATACTATCTTTAAAATGTATGCTACACCTGAAAATTATGATAAAATCGTGAGTCACGCGTTGTTGATGTGTCGAGATAAAATATCTGACCATGGTAAATTCGAAATCCATATTAATTTAAATACATTCACGGTTTCCGCATGTGAGCGTTATAAAGATATTATACAAATTTTCTGTAATGAATGCTTACGTAGTAACACTCGATATTCTATCAATTTATCAAAATTGGTTGTCTATAATTCGCCAAATATGATTGATTCAATCTCTAGAATTATTCTTCCTTTTATTGACCCTATTGTGCGTAGTAAAATTACTCTTTATAATAAATTGGAAAGTGATTCGCTTCTTTGTAATTTATTGACAAATAGTATTGAATTACCAAATGAAAAAATTGCTTCTGTATCTATTTAGTCTTAAGAAGAATTATACAAATGAAAAATTGATTATAAATAATATAATAAATATAAAAACTAAATTTATTATACTACAATATGATGAACATCTTAATTAGAAATCAACAAAAGTCGGAATGTTTTGCTGGATTATTCCAACATATAAAACTATTTTGCGAACATATTAATATTATGTTTGAAAAAGAACGAATGTATATTCAATCGATGGATTCGGCTCGTGTTTCTATTTTTGAAATTTCCATTCCTAGTACTTGGTTTGATGTTTATGAACATAATAAACCTGGCACTATGTTGATTGGTGTTAGTTCTACATTATTATATAAAATCTTAAATACCAGAGATAAAATACAAGATACGAATATTGTTTTCAATACAGACGATTCCGATAAGTTATTTATTAATTTTGTTTGTGAAAATAAAACAATATTCGATAAACATTTTGAAATTCCGTTGATTGATTTAGATACAGATGTTCTTGGTATTCCAGAATTTGATAGTCAAGCCGAATTTTCTATTCAATCCATTACATTTGCCAGTATTATATCACAATTGAAACTATTCAGTGATACTATTGATATTAACTGTACTGAAGAAAAAATCATTCTAGAATCGAATAGCGTAGAATCAGGTAAAATGACTGTCGATATAAATATTGATGATTTAACGTCATTTTCAATTAACGAAGGTGAAACTCTACGTTTATCGTTTAGTTTAGCTTTATTACATAATATTTGTATGTTTAATAAAATAGCAAAAGATATGGAAATACATCTTACTGATAATTATCCAATGAAAATTATCTATTATCTTGGTGATGAACATACAAAAATTACGTTTTATTTAGCACCAAAAATTAATGATAATGAATAAATAATATAAAAATATAAAAATATATTATTATATTTTCTATGGATATAACTCTCATTGTTCTTGTTGTAGTAGCATTAGTATTTACTTTTTTATTTATTATCAATCATGTTAGAGAACAATGTGAATAAGTAAATGTTACGAATTGAATTATTCGTTTATATATAATACAAAAACATCATATACTATACTATATACTGTTTTAACTAAAATGAACATTTTAACTACTATATTTATTTTTTTATTCATATTGTTTTTATATGTTCATATTATTCATCAGCTAAAACGTAGTGAAGATTTGGAAATATATGAAATGGATTATTCTACCAATGCTAATTTACAAGAGGTATGTGATTTAAAACAACCTGTTTTATTCGATTATCAATCTATCAATCCTGAATATTTTGAAAATATCAATTATGATTCTATTAAAAACATTACATCAAATACCGAAATCAAAGTAAAAGAATCAAACGATTATTGGAAAGAAAACAACCAAATAGACTATGTTTTATTACCCATTCAAAGTATTATTAATTTGACAAATAGTGATACTCATTCTAATTATTTTACAGAAAATAACGACGAATTTGTGGCTGAATCTGGATTATCGAAACATTATCATACTAATGATTCTTATTTGAAACCTACTATGACGGCAATCACCAAATACGATATTAATTTCGGTT